CGACAAGAGCTGCGTGACATCACGGCACAATCCGGTTATCCTACAGAAATCATCTGGCCAACTCCACCGCAATAAGACATAATACGCACATGGCAGAACTTGTCTTTGACCAGAAAGATCGTATTGGCGCTTGGGTTGCTGAGCGTGTCGGTCAGAACGCAGACTGGGGAAGTTTCTATGCGCTCGGTGTCATGCAGGGTGACGAGGTTCTAGCCGGAGTAGTCATAAACAACTACAATGGATCAAACGCTACATGTCATATAGCCATCGCACGGCAGACGAAGCAAATCATTCCCCTCTTCGAGCATGTGTGCAACTATGCATTTAACCACTGCCAGTTAAAAAGACTCACTGGTATGGTGCCCACAAATGAACCACATATCATAGAATTCGATAAGCATCTTGGGTTTGAAGAAGAGTTTGTAATGAAAGACGGCGCTCCCGGCGCTGATATGCAGATTTTGGTAATGCGGCCTGACACCTGTCGTTGGCTGCGCAAGGAGTAAATATGGGCGGAAAATCGTCAGCACCACCAGACTATTCGGCGATGGCGGCAGCCACGGAACGCGGTATTGCTACTGCAGAGCGTCTTGGCAATCGTCAAATGGACTTTGCACAACGTCAGTATGAGGAAATGAAACCTCTAGCTGAACGAGTCGCTAACCAACAAATGGCTGCTCAAGAAGAACTGATGCGACAGGGGCGCGATTACTACGACTACCAGAGGCAAACGTTCCGACCGTTGGAGCAAGGTCTTGTTGCGCAAGCGCAACAGTACAACACCGAAGGTAACCGAGCCCAGCTTGCTGCTCAGGCTTCTGCTGATGCAGCTAACGCATTCCAATCTGCTCAAGGTGTTACGTCTCGAGACATGGCTCGTCGTGGTATCAACGCTTCGTCTGGCGCTGCCCTGATGATGAGAAATCAGAACGCCCTTGGCCTTGCAGGTCTAACCGCCGGTGCAGCTACCAACGCTCGTCGCCAAGCTGAACAAACAGGTTTTGCTCGTAGCCTAGATGTTACTGGCTTAGGCCGAGGTCTCGCAGGTGCTTCTCTCGGTGCTTATGGTGGCGCTTCTGGGGCTGGTACTGCGGGTCTTGGCTCAGCAATGTCTGCCGGTAATCAGCGTAGTGCCGCGTTTGGCCAAGGTGCTGGCTATTCTCTGGCTGGAGCTCAGATGGGTCTCACAGGCCAAGGCAACATCCTCAACGCGCAGACAAGCGCATACAACACCGGCGTTAATGCGCAAGGTCAAATGTATGGCTCCATTCTGGGCGCAGGCGCTGCGTACTTCTCTGACCGACGCCTCAAAGAAAACATTGAGAACGTTGGTCGTGATGAGCGCACCATGTTGCCGCTTTATGAGTTTGAGTACATCGGTGGAACCGGCAAACGCTTCTTGGGCGTGATGGCCGACGACGTTGAGAAACGTTACCCTGAGATGGTGTTCACAATGCCCGACGGCTACAAAGCAGTTAACTACGCCGGTCTCGGCATCGAAATGTTGGAGGTTTGATATGGGATGGGCATCAGGTTTACAAGCGGGTCTTCAGTTAGGTAGAGCTTTTAAAGAAGGCCAAGAACGCCGTGCCATGGAGAAAATCCAAGGCGCTACTGCTAATGAGATACAAGATTACAGTACTGCAGGGACTCAGCAGATTCAAGGCTTGCAAGCCTCTGGTGCTTATGACGTTGAGGCTGTTCCTGCGGCTCCGGGCCAAGCCCCCACGCTTCGCTACACACCTAAACAAGGTTTGGACTTGCAGGGTGACATGCCCGCTCCAGCAGGAGCGTCTATCGACGTAGCTCCTCAGCGACTGACTGAGTTCCTTGGGCAACGCTATGAAGGTGGGCTAACACCGGAGCGTATGGAAACAATCCGCACTCGCGCTATGGCTAACGCCATGACTGACCCCATGCGTCGTCAACAGGCTTTACAGAACGTTACTGCTGAAGAACGCGCACAAGCGGCAGAGAAACGTACGCAGCTAGGGTTTGAAACCCAGCAAGAAGCCGCTTTACTTACGATTGCAGAACAAAAGCGTCTAAAAAAAGAACGTGATGATGTTGAAACCCGCCAAGCGCAGCTGTCTAAAGATTGGTCTGACCGCTTGGCTATTAAAGACGCAGACGGTAATGTTACGGGCATGCGTCCTCCCACTAACGAAGACATGATGTGGTCTGCGCAGCGCAATGCACAGAATCTCGCTGCTGCTGGTAAGACAACAGAGGCTATGGGCGCGTATAGAGACTTTGTGACTACCGCTAAAGCGCAAATCGAGTTGCAAGGTGCGGAGCGTACTGATGCTATTCGTATAGCTGCTGATAGAGTCAACAGAGGAGACTTTTCTGGTGCTAAAGATTTCTACGACAAGTTTGTACCAGACGGTGCCAAAGTCAAAGAATTTAAAGAAAACAAAGACGGCACAATCACCGTCAAACGTGTCGACCTGAACGGCAACGCCTTGCCAGATACCAAAACAACTAGGCAAGAACTTATTGAAGGTTTGGTAGCGTTTAATGATCCGTCTAAGCTAATTGATTACGCGCAGAGATCGTTCATGAACAACATTCAGACCGAACAACTTAAGTTGCAAAGAAGGCAGACCGCAGCTTCAGAAGCCAATGTTAGGATATCGCAAGAAAACTTGCAGCTTACCAAGGAAAGAGAAGACCGTCTGGCTAAACCGATTCAGACTATGGTTGACGATCTCAAAGCTGCTGGTCTTGAGGTTAGCCAAGCCGATGTTAGAGCTTTGGCCAAGCTTGACAAACCTGAGAGCGCGGCAGTTAAAGCACAAGTTGATGCCATTCTTAAAAGTATTGACCCGTTGCAGCCCAAGTCGTTGGAAACTGCACAGGCGAAGATTACCGATGTGTACAAAGGCGTTGCGCTTCAAGACCGCAACAAAACAATTGTGCAAGGACTCGTTCGTGCCAAAAAAGACGGCAACGAAGAATCTGCCCTTGCTACTTTGCGTGATAACGGAATTGGTGAAGCCACCATTGCTGGGTTGGCTAAAGAGGCGGGTATTACATACACAGCTCCTACTAAGGCACCGCAACCCGCTGCCGCAGCGAATGTAGCACCAACATCTGGTATCAACACATCTCGTACTGGTACTGGCGAAACTAATCCCTACGTTACCACTGCAGGGAAGCCAACTGGTTTAACTACTGGAGCGCCATCTGTTGTTTCACAGGTACTACCGCAAGTAGCACAAACAGTTGAAAATACTGTAGGAACAACCGCTACAGCAACGCGCTATTTACAGGGTAAAATTTCTCGTAACGAGTCGTTGACCCCAGCTGAGACTGCAAGGGCACGACAACTCGGCCTTATCAAATAATCGCAAGGTACCAAGCATGGACTACTTCAACGGCCTCTTCTCTGACAGCGAACCTAGGAAAAAGAAGGAACGAGAAGTTGGTACCGCGGGGGCGGCGACCACTAACTACTTCGGTGGTTCAATTCTTCCAGACAGTTACTTTGCTAGCCAAGCACCCGCAGCTCCGCAGGAGCGAGTGAACACACCCGGCCTGATGTCTGACATCAAACGGGCTTCCGGCCAGTTTATTTCTGGTGCTGGCTCTGCCTTGCGCGACGTTGGTGCTGAGCAGTTAGGTAGTGGTATTGAGCAGTACGGCACTGGTATTGTCCGTCGTAACCCTAGCGAGATCAGTTCGTTTAGCGATGTCCTGTCACGTCCGTTCACAACAGCTCGTGAAGCTGTTGGCGAGGTAGCTCCACAAGTCGGTCTTGCTGTTGGCGGCCAAGTTACTGGCCGTCTAGTTGGTGGCGCGTTGGGTATTCCGTTTGGCCCTGCCGGTATTGCAGTTGGTCAGCAAGTTGGTGGTTTCGTAGGCGGCTTGCTACCTGCCGCTGTCCAGACATACGGCGGTATCCGTTCTGAGCAACGTGAAAAGGGCATCGATGAAAAAGGCCGCGCCCTTGCAGTCACGATCCCTGCTGCATTGCTTGAGCGTTTTGGCGGTGCGGAACGAGTTGCGTTAAGGGTTGCTGGAGAAGGCACAGAGTTCTTGGCTCGTGAGGTCGGTTCAAACGCATACAAAGCTGCTGCTAAACAGTTCGCACGAGGTGGTGTCGAAGAACTTATTACTGAGATTCCTCAGACTGCACTTGAACGTTATGGTGTAACTGGTGAAGCTGCGGACTTAACCAGTGCCGAAGCTATCGATCAATACGGTGTAGCTGGTGCTAAAGCATTCTTAGGTGGTGGTGCTATTCGCACTGGTTTGTCTGTTGCTGCAGGTACGCGCCAAGACCCAACCGTTACGATTCAACCTGACGGCACTATTACATCTAATCAACCATTGCCCGGTGCCGATGGCGAAGTCGACCTGACTAATCCAAACAACGTCATCACAACTCCTGAAGCTGCAGCTAAGAAGCTCGCAGAGTTTGACCCCTACGCCACGATCGCAGAACGTGCGGCTGCTGGCCGTCCAATGTCCGCCGAAGAGGCAACGCAGTTCTTGTCTTCGTCTTTGGCCGCACAGAAAGCTGGTCAAGACTACATCGATCTAATGCAAAGCCGTGAGGAAACCATTGGCCGTATCGGTCAAGTTGGTGAGCAGTATCAACGCATGATCGGTCGCCGTGGCGATCAGTTGCTTGGTATCCAAGAAACCGGTGACTTGGCTCGTCCCATAGTGTCACGTCTGCAAGACGAAACTCAGCAACAAGAAGCTCCATACATTGCCGCAGCTCAGGCTGGTGCAGGTACACAACAACTTCCCGGTATGACACAGGGCGCTGGTACACAGGCTGATTACTCACGCATCATGAACCCCGATGTGATGGAGCCTGTTGAGCCACAAGGCTTTGAGCCTCTTGCACGTACTGATCTGCTCCCTGCTCAGCCAGCTCCGTTCAGCAACATGCGCTTGGACAGACCGGGCCCTCAAGAGTCGCTTACTGGGCCAACAAGCCAACTTTCTGATCGCCCTGTTACACCTGAGCCTGCCCCCGCTTCTCCTCTGGGTGGCGTGACCACAGCCGCCCCTTTGCCTCCTGCGCCAGCCGCAGGGGGCGTTTCTTCTACTCCTGCTACGACTACCCAAGATGGCGCTCAAACCACTCAAGCCAAGCAAACAAAAACGAAAAAACAAAAAGCACCCATTGCCGTTGGATCAGTCGTAAAGGTTAACGACAAAGAGATCACACTCAGCCAAGAACAAGCTGACGCTTGGAACAAGGCTCAGGAAGCTTACGAAAGCAGAGCCCGTCGTGCCCGTGAGATGACTAACTACCAAGAGCGCGAGAGCGCCTTGCGTGGTGCCGGTATGCAGTTGTCGGCTGAGCGCAGAAAGATTACTGGTGCGTTGACCGCCAAAGAACAGCAAGCTGCTAACCGCGTTGCTGATAGACAAACTGCCGAGCAGAAAGCTCAAGATGATATGGGCTTGACCGCGGCGCTTCAGACCGCCAACCGCACTAACGTTGCGAACAACCCACTGCAGGCTGGCGTCGAAGGCGCTGATAAGAAACCTGTACCGGGCAAGACTTCATTAACCGTCAGCTCTCTACGCAACATTCGTGACGCGTTGCTTAACCCCTCCGCAACTGTTGAAGGTATCAGTGACAAAGAACAGCAGATTGCTGACGCTGTGCGTGCCTTTGCTAAGTCTTACTACAAGTTCAGCAACGCTGGTGGCAACATGCTTCGTGGCATCCCCACAGAACGCGCGATCAAGGGTGAGAACGGCGAAACAATCTATAAGCCAACAAAGCTGGCTAGCCAAACCCCTGCACAGCAACGTGGCCAGATTAAGGCTAAAACCGGTGCCCGTGTCAGCACTACCCTAGATCAGTTGGGAGAAACTCGGGAAGCTCTTGCTGGTTTGGGCAAAGCAGTAGGGGGTAACGCCAAAGATGTTGAAGCTATCGTCAAGCTTGTCAAAGATATGGTGCAGCAGAAGTTGCATACCGAAGTCAATGATGAAGGTATGAACGAAGATTTCGGGCAAACGGACGATGGTGATGATGGTGTAGCGCAGGCTTTCAAAAAGATGGACACCATGCTGTCGCAAGGTTGGAGAGCTGCCAAGGACAATATGTTCCAAGGCGCATCTGATGCCGCCTTTGTTCGTCAGACACCAATCCGTAGTTCCAAGGAAGCTACTGCCGCCGCTAGCACTGCAGTAACGCTAGACACACCGCTTGAGATGGCCGCACAGGGTTATGCCATATTTGGCAAGGGTGAATCTTCAACTGGCCTACTTGGTGTATTGAACTACATCCAAACACATGGCACGCCTTTCGAAAGAACTATTGCCAAAGGTGTGTTCGAGTCTTTATACGACAGCGACACCGCGCCTAAGCTTGAGTTTATTACTGAGGGTAAACCCTACTACGATCCTAAGACCAACACAGTCTATATCCAACGAGATGCGTCTGCGGCGGTTACATTGCATGAAGCTTTGCACTCAGCCTTGCAATGGTATGTTTACCAGAACCCAGACGCACCAGAAGTGCGTGCGTTAAAAGCGTCACTAAAACGCGTCGTTAACTTTAAGGGTGAACTGAGCCCTGACGCTAAGCGCGTGCAGGATGTTCTCAAGACGCTAATGAAGGACAAGAAGGAACTCGACGCTGTTCTGGAATTGATTTCTTACGGCAACACGCTGAACGACTTCCGTCGCGCACTGGAAGCTATGGACAGCACAGAGGCTCCCAAGACTTTCTATGATGCGGCTAAGAACGTCTGGCAGGCAATTCTGACCACAGTGCAGAAGCTTGTTGGTGTCCGTCCTTCTGTTGCTGCTGATGTAATTGGCAACACATTTAAGCTGCTTGAAGCCGCTGGTGCTGGTAAGAAGGGTGCGGCCGTTGGTAATATTCTGAAAGCTGAGGTAGAAACTACAGGCACGCCACAGAAGAAAGTAACCGCGCTTGACCTCCGTGTGTACAACAAGAAGGTTGCACCTGCGGCCCTGAGCACTAAGTTTATCTTTGATCTAGTTGGCTGGCAACGTGGCGCTGCAAAAGTAAGTGAACTGTCTACCAAGTTAGCAGACAAAATTCGTAAGGACTTCCCAACTACTGAAAGGTACATCACCTATTTGAACTCTACGTTTGGTGCAAACGCCCCAACCATTGACGCGATGCGTGATTACAAGGTAGACAAGAATACTGGCTACCAACGCATGGAGCAGCTCGCCAACTTCGTAGAATCACGTAGCGCAGAAGAAGCCAACGCATTGTTCGACTACTTAGACGGCAACGAAAAAGCATTGGACAAATTTGCAGATGCGGACAAAATTAAAGAAATCGCGGATTCCGTCGCCAAGAGTATGGCGCTGTACATTTCGCAGTTGCCGAAAAAAGACCAAGACTATTTCAAGGGGACTAAGTTCTCTGAATCGTTGCTGTTTGCAGGTAACACCAATCAAGTTGCTAGCCACACATTCGGTGCACGTAAACTCAGTGAGATTATTGGATTGCAACATCGGTTCGAGGAAACAATCGATGGCTTCCAACACTGGATGGGCAAAGACGCAAACGGTGACGTCGACATAACTGGCCCGTTCTACCAAGTGTTCGGCCCTAATATTAAAGACCCAGCTGGCCCGCAAGCGCCACAAGGTTACATGTCGATCAAGGAATTTAATGCTAACGGTAACCCCGTAGGTTTTACTGTTGACCCATCACGTCAGTGGCGCATCTCTGGCAAGAAGGGTGAAGGCTACAAGTTCACATCCAACATGACTGCCAAGCAGGCTATTCTCGAGAAGAAGGTTACCTCGCTTGGCAACGCTATGCGTAACACCATGGCCGCGCTTGCAAACAACTACGCGTCACGCAACTTCTCTAAAGCCGCTGCACAGATCGGTTACGAAGACGGCAAGCCAACAGCTCTGAGCGTAGCCTTTACTTCTGTCGCTGACATCAAGAAAGTGTTCGGAGCCGCACCGGAGGAAAGCCAAATCCTAAATATTTCAAAGGACGAAGCTAGATCACCGCAGATTGCTGACTTGTATCGTAACTCCAACACATGGGTTCGAATTCCTAGTGTAGATGCTTACGGCGACTTGGCAGGAAAGCTTATGCCCGGCCCTGTGTGGAGTGCTATGACCGATATGGCGGATCGCAAGCCGCTGGTGTCGTTCCGTGCATACAACGCCCTTATGCGTTGGTTCAAAAAGTCGAAGACTGTTTATAACCCCGGAACCCACATTACAAACATCGCATCCAACGTTACGTTGGCGATGATGCATGACATACCTGTCAGCACAATTGGTTCCGCGGCTAAGTTGTTTGCCAAGTACGAGCTTAACCCCAAAGACCTGAACAAGACTGAACTGGCAATCATGTCTCAGTTCATGAACTCAGGTGCGATGCTTGGCGACTACTCCAGTGCCGAAGTTAAAGAAGCCATCTACAAGGCATGGAGTGAGAACCTTTCACAGCCAACTGATACGTCACTGATGCAACGTCTTAAGATGTTCACAGGTTACGAGAAGTCCAAGGCTGAGATGGGCGTCAAACTGGCTGCCAAGTTAGGTAACAAAGCCGACGCCGTTGCTACTGAGTTGTACGCCGCAGAAGACAACGTGTTCCGCCTTGCAGCCTTTATGAAGAAGGTCGGCGAACTGCAAGAGAAGAACGGTGAAACCACACCTTCTGATGAGACGTTTAAAAACAGCGGAAACTTTGCTCGTGAGGCATTCCTCGACTACGACATTGACTCTAAAGCTGTCCGTCTTGCACGTCAATCATTCCTGCCGTTCGTGTCTTGGTTGTATGCGATTACCCCAGTGATGGGCCGTATTGCAATGCACCAGCCTTGGAAGATTGCGAACGTGATGATGGTGTACTACCTCATTGATGCAGCCATGGCTTCCGCCGCCGGTGATGATGACGAGGAACTACGTAAGAAGGGCCCTGAGTACGTTCGTGAGCGTATGTTTGGAATCGGCCCTTACATGCATATCCGCATTCCATTTATGGGTGATGACAACAACCCTGTGTATTACCGCCTTGGTGACTACGTACCTATGGCTTCCGCCGCAAAGGGTTTGCCAAATGGATTCATGGGACAGTCATGGTTCCCCGGCTCGTTGACACCTAGTGGCCCGCTTATTTCTGCAGTTGCTGGCATGGTTCTTGGTGTAGACCCTTACACAGGCAAGTCGATCCATAAGCCTACAGACTCTGACTGGGACAAGCTAGGTAACGTAGGTAAGTTTGCGTACGACATTGTCACACCACCTGCAATAAGTAGTAGGCAGTTGCAGTCAATTAGTGATATTCTTGCTGACAAGACAGGCCCAACTGGAACTCCTGTTAGCGACCTTGCAATCGCTCGCACATTCGGTCTTAAGTTGTATGAGTTCAACGTCGATGAAGCGGCGTACTACCGCAGCTTAGAGATTCGCAAACTGCAACGTGACTATAAAGCCGCAATGACAAAGGCCGCCCGCGATGAGTACCGCAGAGGTTACCCAGACCCCGCAGCGTTGGATAAAGAACTGGGTGACTTGCGCGAGCGTATGATGGAAGCTATCGACAAAGCGAAAGGGGAAGAGTAATGGCTAAGACACCAGCATGGCAACGTAAAGAGGGCAAGTCCGAAAAGGGCGGGCTCAATGCTAAGGGGCGTGCCTCTTACAACAAAGCAAACCCCGGCAAGCCGGGACTCAAGGCTCCTCAACCAGAGGGTGGCCCACGTCGTGACTCGTTCTGTGCCCGCATGGAGGGTATGAAGAAAAAGCTCACAAGCGAGAAGACGGCTAAAGACCCGAACTCCCGCATCAATAAATCACTGCGTGCATGGAACTGCTGACATGGCTACCAAGTCTAAATCCACAGTCAATGCGGCTGGCAACTACACCAAGCCTGAACTGCGCAAGCGGATTGTGTCTCAGGTAAAAGCAGCTGCTACGCAAGGCACTGGCGCAGGCCAATGGTCTGCCCGTAAAGCACAACTTGTTGCCAAGAAGTACAAGGCAGCCGGTGGGGGGTACAGAGATTGAAAGCCTCTCAGAAATCCCTTAAAGACTGGACAGACCAGAAGTGGCGTACTAAGTCAGGCAAGCCATCCAGTAAAACTGGCGAGCGCTATTTGCCTGAAGCCGCTATAAAATCATTGAGTCCTGCTGAGTACGCAGCAACGACACGGGCCAAGCGTGCAGGTAAAGCGCAAGGCAAACAGTTTGTAGCTCAACCCAAAAAGATTGCTGCAAAAACCGCGAACTTTCGTTAACCCTTGATTGGAGATTATTATGTACGGCAAGAAAATGATGATGGCCCCCGCCAAACCCGCAGGAAAAAAAGCTGCACCTTTCAAACCCTGTAAAGGCTGCCCTAACCCAGCCAAGTGCGCCAAGATGGGTATGTGCGCTGCAAAAGCTAAGAAGTAATGCCTGCTCTAGAGAACAGACTTACCCAGCAGCTTGCTGCAAAGGGTAATAAGAACGCTAGAGGTATGGCCATTGCCATTCTGACGAAGCGTGGGGATTTAGCTAATGGAAAGCTAACAGCTAAGGGTGAGGCTCGCCAAGCCCTAGGTAATGCCGGTAGAGCTAAAGATCGCGCTGCGAAAGAAAGTGGACGTTCGCCAAGCGAGTATAAATACAACGCTAAAACGAACTCCGCTACGCTTAAAAAGAAGTAGTTACTTCATCCCTGCTGAACGTGTTCGTGCAAACGAACGGTTCGCAGACTTAGGAACTGCGCGGAGGTTACCTCCGCCATTTCCACCGCCCTTTGCAATGGGCTTCTTATGATCGACGTCGAGGCCATCGCCCTTTCGGACGATGCCCTTCTTTTCCATATGCCGACGTGCCGCGTTGCGGTCAGCTCGGTTAGCGATCTGTTCAGGTTTGCCTTGGTAGTTGGCGTACTCTTTCTTGTAGTCACGTGGCATGATGTTGTCCTCACAAAAGATTGCTTATTGTCCCACAGCCGCGCCATTTAGAACAGCCAGTAGCACAGGGCTTTGTTCCCTAGAGGATGTGCCAGTTAGCGTAGACACAAAACGAGGGTGATTTAAATTCACCATCACGCAATGCGTCTGGCCGGGGCTTCTGTCTTTGCATCCTTTGAACACAGTCACGCGCTCGCGGGCGGAGATCAATGCACCATTTGCCTGTAGTTCCCGTACAACACGATCCATGCTGTCCTTGGTTCTGTTGAGCCAAGACTTGAGCAACGCCAAGTTAAGCGCCGCCACGCTACCGGGCAGCACGGGGTTAGCCGCATCATAGACAACCTTGATACGTGCAACGGCCTTATCTGGAGCCGGTTGCGTTACCTGCTCTTTACCTGTGCCATACACCTCTGTGCAATGCACCAGACGGTCATTGTGCTCCATCAGGTATTGGCCAATGGTGTCGAACACATCTGACTTACTTTCAACCGCGGCTTGACGAGTCTGTTTAACGCGCTCAATCATGTACTCAATGGTTGCCTTGATGTCGAATGGGAACAAGCCCAGTGCTTCACCGATACGCCCCATGCCCCATGATGCAATGAGGAGCGTTCTGTAGAAGCGCTCTTGTGGCTCGAACACAAAGCCGAACGTTTTATTAAACGAAGCCTCAGACCATTTCCATACAGCCTCGGGGCCGCCCTTGTCGATCACAACTTGCACAAGCTCAGGGAATGCCCAACCGTTGTTCTTCTCAACGATCTCATAGAAGTCATAACCATTGCTACGCCCATCCTCGCGGGTAGCGATAAATTCTCTGTCGTCCTGAATGAACTCCAAGCAACGGGCCTTCAATGGGTCATTGCCAGACTGCGCGTTCTCAAATTTCTGATACATCGAAATGTTGGACGTCACATGAGTAGGCCCACACCACTTAGCGGGCTCGCGCAACTCGCGCTCTTTCGTCATGGAAATCTTTTCGCGGCCTGAGCTCAATGTGTAGCCTATGTCGGCCATGTCACGGTCATCAGACGCAGTCATCTCATCGATACAGCATGGCAAGTTGTTCAGCACGCCACGCATTTTGTACAGCGCGTTGGCTGTGTCCTTCTGGCTCAAGAACAATTCCTTGGGGTAGCCGATCAAACTGTTAACACCGATGATGGACAGTGACTTGCCCGTTGTTGTCTCATGCGAATAGATTGACACGATGGCTGTCGCGTTACCCGCAACGGGGCCGAGGATACCCACTGTGCCAGTCAGTATAGATGCACGAATGTTGTCTGTGCCGGGTAGGGTCAGCATTTCCATAGCACGTACCCACTCAGAGCGTTCACCATGCGGGCCAATAAGCTTAGCGAAGTTAGACGCAGGGCCACGCAGACGTGTATCTACTGTGCCAGTTGGAGAACCTAGCACTGTCTGCCCGCACATGAACGAGCCGTCTTCTTGCCAACCAAAGTTGATATAGTCCAAACCTGTGGGCGCTTGTTGTTGCACCATAGATAAATAGTCCATTAAATAACTCCGTACTTTTTCTTGCTGTCCAGCATTCTTTATGTAGATTTGTTGGTTCAATAAAAATCCTGAGAAGTCCTTACCGATCGAAGCAAGCACAGTGATCTCGTGTTCTGTTTCTTTCCACCCAGTCATTGGGTATTTGGTCAGCATCTTGAACGCTGACTTTTTACTCTCAGGGTCGTGGTACACACCAGTGATGTGCATCTCGTAGGGGCTGACGTGGTCAAACTCAATTACTTCTTGCGCGACTTCATTGCCGTTTGCATCGGTCGTCGTGATCTCAGTCTTGACCTCGCGCATGATGTTGTTGTTCTGGATCGCGTAGCCCTTGGGCAATGTGAACGTGAACTCTTCGCCTGCCTCAGTAACGATCTCAGTCTCAGTAGCAACGGACAACTGCGCAGGGCTTGTAATGTTTCCACGGCTCGGGCATCCCTCGCAACCCTTGGAGCACAGCTGCTCGAACTTAGCGCATGTGGTTGGCCCTGTACCATTCCAACCATCGAGTTTGGCCATGCTTGTATCGAGATCAAAGTCAGGGTGCTTACCTGCGATCTTGATGACAGCTTCTTTGACATCGGTACAGTGTTTGGCTAAGCCTAGCGAAGCACGCCATAATGGCTCAGGTACATCGCGACCAGCGGCATCGAGAACGCCGCCAGAATCAACAAGAGCTTTGACTTGGTTGCATCGGCTTGCAACTGCGTCGAGGTTGACATCATTTGAGTTGAGCACTGCATCGAGTATTGATGACTTCCCACCCTTGCGTGATGCAGTTGCTTTCTTTGCGACAGGCCCTTTGTTAAACCAAGGCTTAAGGATCGTGAAGAGCGAAGCTGCATCGTAGTCTGGGCAGTCCGCAACACACTTGACTTCCTTCCATGGCTGTTGCTTCTTATGATGCGTGCCGACGGGACGGAGCACCATAGATGGGTCGTGAATCTTTGATGTGTCAATTACAACTCCCTGTTCTTCTAATGCAATGCGAAATGCAATGGAGGCTTTCTCCCAGTGTTCCCTACTCACAGTCTGTGTCAGTGGCCAATACAAGTGCACGCCGTTGCCGGATGAAATCACCATGGGGTCTGGCATACCAATAGCCGCAAGCGCAGGCATCATCGCCTTCATACCTTCAGCCTTAGTGGCGTAAGGTGTCTTACTGCCAATATCCAAATCGAGGGCCAGTGCTTTGAACCAAGTGGCTTGCACTTGTTTACGTTCGATCTTTTCACGACCATCCGGTCGAGCTACTCTGTTGTTTGTAAACGCACCAACAGAAAAATAAATTGTGGTCTCAGGTTCAGCATCCCACATTGAAATGTTGGCAACAGCTTCGTCGATATCTGAGAACGATCCGCGGTTCCAACCGAACCCTCTTGGGTTTTGGCCTGTGTGGTCAGGCTTGTGTGCCATGATGACGACTTCGTCACGTTGGGCAAATATACGAGTAAGAAAGTTTTTTGTGTCCAAGACATGCCCCTAGATGAAAAACCCCGGCGTTACCCGGGGAGCGATTTACGTTTTTATTTTATTACTCGTCGAACAAACTGTCGAGCTTTGCCGCTAATTCATCCGACGCTTTTACTGGAGCGACGACTGGTTTTGCCGTTGTGGTTTTCTGTGGAACACCATGAGACACCGTTTCGTCTTCGTATGCATCATCGACTTGTTGTACGGGTGCAACAGGTGCCGCAATACTTTGCTTCGCTGTTGGTGCCGCAATAGCAGGCCCTGCCGCTTGAGGAGCGAGCTGACGTGTAGCTACTTTAACAGAATCACTTGCCAACAAAGTGTCGACGCGAGAAATTGCTTTCTCAGGCACGTAACCTTTTTGCTTGAATGTGATCTTGGGGAAGCTAGCTTGGTCGTCGAAGCCCAACTCAGTGATGACTTCTTCAGGGCCAATGCCGTAGTTGCCCAAGTCCTTGAAGTACTCACGCAAAGCTTTCATGCCGCTGACAGGCACGGTCAGGCTGTAGACCTTTGATGGATCAGCCGCGGCCACCACTGCCAAGTGACGTTGATCGGCACACATCTTTGACTTTGCACCAGAGGGCAGAATCTTAGAGCCAAGCACATTGTTCGGGCAGTCAGCGCAACCACTGTGAACGGGAGCCTCAACGCTAGCATCAGGCTTGAGACCATCATTCGACCAACAATCTGGACGGACATTCTCTGCTGATGCATCGAACGCTTTAGCGTAGAACACCTTGGAGACCCTAGGGTTTGCACCTACGATGATGGTGTCTAGCGTGACGCCAACTGTTGTTTCAACACCGTCTTCGCTCAGGCGGTAACGCCCTGCACGAATGCTGATACGGGGAATACCACCGCCATTGTCACTGCCGACGATGGCAGAAGCAACTGTTGACTTAACGCCTGCTTGTTGACGGGCGGCGATACGGGCTGCAATGTGTGCAGGTACTGTTTGAATGTTGCTCATGAGGTTACTCCTGTTATTGAGCTTTGGGGGGACGCATGGCATGAACCACTGCGCGGAAAAGGTAATCTTTAATTTGTTGCTCTTTAGGTAGATCAGCAAATGGTTTGATGCAGGGATGGATTTTTAGCACTGGGTCTTTAACCAACCCATACTCCCAACCATCTGCAATTTTCTGAGCCATCCAACTTTCGTGGCTAGCTTCAGGGCCAACGTCGTTGTGGGTATGCAGGTCTACGCCTAGCAAGGCGCTTTCCTTCTGCCACTCTGGCGCGTCTTCCCATGAAGGTTGGCTATCATCGCCAATAGCTTGGCAATATGCGCGGTTCACCTCATGGCATACACGTGCTGTGTGCGTCATGTACGCGAGGACTAAGTCGTCGTCATTCATTAAGTTATTCCTTTGATTGAGCTTTACGTAGATTAAATACGCGGGTTGATGAGAAGTTGACACCGGGGGGTGGAGCACCATTGGCTTCAATGAAACTCTTAACTCCCAGTTTCGATGCGCGGGCTTCTACCATGTCCCACGAATCGTTTTCCTTGCAATACGCAAAGAACTCTTCACGCGACGCAACGGTCGCGGTATGGTGTGTCGACCAGTAGGCCGTACCAAAATTTGTCTTGACAGACTCGAGACCATCTTCCTGCGCTTTAGCAGTCATCCAGTTCTCTACAGCAACAAGCTTTTCCATAAGCTTTGCCTTAGCGGCTTTGTGCTCACGCTCGAGGGCGTCAATAGCACCGCGTACTTGCAGATATTTCTCTGCGGCTAATTCATAGTTCATAAGTAAATCCTAACTGTTTAACTAATCGTCACTGTTGATGCCTTGCACCAAATTCAAAAACTCCGCCAATGTGTTCTGCTTTGCGCGGAGTCGGCGGTATAACTCTGCTTCAAAGCCTGTGGCCCAGATGTGCCATACAGTCGTCTTGCCAGTTGTTGTCAACCGGCGAATCCTTGCGTTGGCTTGCTCATACTGTTCAAGTGAATAAATTGGAGCAAACCAAACAATATCTTTCGCACGTGTCAATGTCAATCCATGTGCCGCCACTTTCGGGTGAGCCAACAAAATCTGTGGCCTGTCCGTGTGTTGGAAGTCGTTGAAGATTTGATTGCGGTCATTCTTACTAACGTCGCCGTGAACCGATGCAACATCGAATCCATCAGCAGTTAACTTCGCCTGCAACTCATCTTGTACGCCTCTCAGCGGAACAAATATGATGACCTTGTCACCAATCTCATTAAGTAGTTCAGTGAGTGTATTATACCTCAACGAGCCATCGATTGCAATCTTACCGGTCTCGCTGTACACGACACCGCAGCTAATTTGCAACATCTTACTCAGTACAACTGCCGCATTCGCAGCAGTCACTTCACCCGCCGCAAACACAGTCACGGCTTTGTCTTTCATTTCCTTAAACGCTTTTTGTTGTTGAGGTGTTAGCTCTGTCTTGCGACCAACGAAGTTAGTGTCAGGTAAATCCTTGCACTCGTCAAGCGAAAAACGAATCGATGGTTGCAAAACTTTCTTGCATGTCTCAAGCGCGTCTTGTCGTGGTGTCCACTTAAACGTTGTCACCTTCTGCATCACCATATCTTTAAACGTCGTGAAGCTCTTAGGGCAAGTGGGCGAATCAACAAGTCGTGCGAGTGTCCATGCATCAGCAGGTGTCTGTGAGATCGGTGTACCCGTGAGCATCCACAGCCATGGCTTATGCGTCTGCATCCACTTAGCAAAAATCTTGTAGCGTTGTGAGCTCGGTGACTTCAGTGCTGTGGCCTCGTCGTAAATTACTACGTCGAACCCTTTCAAATCCGCGGCCATGTTGCTAAAGCCATCGTGGTTGATGATGAAGTACTGCACACCGGGCTTCTCCAGCAATTGCTTGCGCTTCTCCTTCGTACCAGTGACGATCGAAAACATGCGGTGCGGCAAGTGGTGCTTGAGCTCCCTCCCCCATACAACAGTCAGCGTCGACAACGGCGCGACGATCAGAATCTTTTTCGCAACACCCTCGTCAAGCAAAAAGTCCGCGGCCCAGATCGAGCTGATGGACTTGCCGGTACCCGGCGCGTTCAGGCACAGGGCACGCTTATGTGTTGTGAGAAATGCGGCTGTGTCCTTCTGGTGATCCATCGGTGCGAACCGAGCGGGCCAGTTGTAGTAATGCATGATGGGAGCAGGGACACTAAAGCCCAAGTTCTTCAACACGATCGACTCGTCCACACCATACGGCACAGCAAGCATCGACTCACCATCATGGGTGAACTGTTTGGCGTGCGGCATCACAGACTGCACAGTGGCATTCTCATTGCTGTTAATGATGATCTTACGTTTGTCAGGTATTACAAGCATGTCAGTGCGACCCAAGCTTTGAACTCAATTTCCCACACATCAACAGAAGTCTCGCGAACGATCCATACTTTCCCACCGCTGTTCAATATCGCGCTGATCTCTTTGTCTTGGTGGGCTGTAGTAGTGCCTTTACCGAACTTGGTTTCAACAGCAAAAAAATGACCATCAACATGGCCCACAAAGTCAGGCACACCAGACCGACCAAAGCCATTAGCAGATGGCATAAACCACCAACATTTCTCAGTAGCCTTGAGTACATCTTTGACAATCTTTTTAACATCGCCTTCATTCTTCATTTAGTTAACCTCTGTAGTGGTTGCTACAAGTTTGTCGATACCCATTTAGTATCGGAAACCCACACGTCGCTTGTTGATTGCAATTTGGCTCATCGCATGCCAACACCAATGACTGATCTCGACAATCTGGGCATGCGTACAACATGTCCCCTTCATTGAATGGATCGGGGGCAGATAACATATTTTCCTCAAGCCCTAGCCATCTACAGTGTCGGTTTTCACAGACATACTTTTTCATCGTTTACCTTTCAGTCGTGCGTCAGGGCAAATGTCTTTTGCCGCGCACCATGGGCATAAGCCCGAGGGTTTTGTTTTAAATACACCGAGCTCGATTGTGTCTTGCACCTTGGTAAACCTAGGCTTCAGTGCCCGCCACATGGAGTCCAAGAACCTGCGCTCATAGATAGCATTTGTTGTCTCATTGAACTTGAGCCAGATGAACGACGTCTTGACCTTTGTAACTTCAGGGTAGTGCCAGAACACCATGGCCGCAAACAACTGCAACTGTGTTGGGTTGTCTTTTACTTTGCCAGTCTTGTAGTCAAGGCAGTATGCAGTGTCACCATCCACAACGAGTACGTCAGCGATCGATCTGATCCACACATCTTTAGCAAACCAGTCGACGGGTTGCAGGTCTGCATTGACAGCCATTTGATGCTCGAACAATTTCTCGCCCGGGCGTTTCATGATGACATCGACAACGCTACCCCACTGATCGAGTGTGCTACGTCCTTCACTGGACAATGAATCTAGATCAAGCACACCACGGCCTTTAGCCTCTAGCAACTTGTGAACACGGTCACCATATTCGGATGCCTCGTTCGATGTGTTGAGTACGCGTTTGGATACGTACAAGTAATCGAACTGGGCCTCGCATGTTTCGAAGGTTGATAAACGACTAAACGACAGTGGCATTGGTTGTGACATAAGTTTCCTATTTAGCGTCCCCATACGAAGGGCCAATGCCCGTCTCACAAGATACGGGAATGCTCCGGCACCACTTGGGTGTCAGGGACAGGCACTCTTCCATATAGGCACGAGCTTCAGTAAGTTCTTCGTTTGGCACCACGCAGACTGCTTCGTCATGGACTGACAGCTTCACGGGGTACCGTTGGTTGATACGTGCAGTTTGCCACATAACGATGCGCATTGCAGCATGTTGTGATAAATTTTCTACAACTTTCGGGCCGAAGATACGCACCCGTTGTTTTCCCATCAGGTACGACCATTCCTTGCCGTCGAACTTCAGGTCGTGGTACATCACCCCGGGCTCACCGGGGCGGCCAAAGCCATCCTTCTGCGTGATAAACCATCCGTTGACGTCCACGTTCAGCATACTGCAACCATTGGCGATGTCGGGCAGGATCAATTGCTGACAACGACCCCACAGGTCAACAACCTTGTGGTGCACAGAGCGGTACAGATTCACAATGTCGTACGCACGGTTCAGGTCAATGGCTTGCACAGACGGATCGCTACGCGCCGCGATACGCACCATCTCTTGGAATCGCTGAGCACCGGCACCGTACTGCAGACCAAGCATAGCGGTCTTGCCCAAGAAACGTTCAGCCTTGTCAGCCTTGGTGATGTTGCGGCCAAAGAGCTTAGATGCGAAGTCGCAGTACAAGTCAACACCATTGGCCAACTTATCTACCACGTCATCTTGTCCGGCCAAAGCCATCACAGTGCGAAGCTCGATGTTGGACGAGTCACCGACGAGCACAGTGTGTCCCTCGGGAGCAAGCAGGGCGTTACGCAGACCCGCAGACGGGCCACGCGCAGGGATGTTCTGCCAGTTGATGCTGTTGCCGCCTGAGTACCGGCCAGTGGTCTTAGCGCCCCAGAAGTTGAGGTACACCGGCAGTGGGCCACGCTTCGCAGTATCCACGAACTTGAGCGCACGGGTCTCAGCGATGGTTGTCTTCACACCAAGGCGTGCGGCGACAAGCGCCTGCACGTTGGAGTTCTCATGGTCGAGCAAGTCAGTGAAGTCCTTGTCGCTCTTAGCGAACGCAAACGTTTCCTTGCCTGTGGTGTTGCTGATTTTCTTGGGGGCGGGCACACCGAGCAGCTCGAGCTGTTCAGCGAACTTGTCATTGGACATCAGCGTTTCCTTGCCGACAACCAGTGAGCGCATCAGTGCTTCCTTGCGGGCTACCTCGTCCTTGTACAACTGCTCCATCTTAGGTACGTCACCAACGAGCAAGGGCTCAGTGAACATACGCACAGTCATATCAATCAGGCGGGCTTCTAGAGGCGGCGTGAACGCATCCATCTTCTCACCCATCGCACGGCATAGCCACGTGTCATGCTTGCAATAATCTGCATACGCCTCTAATCCCATGGGATTAAAGTCGGCACGACGCATGCCCATTGCTTTAATTACTTCAGTGCCTTTGTCAGGGAACCCGAAGAATTTAGTTAAGTTAGCAAGTGAGTGTGAGACTAAGTAAGGGTAAAGCATGCGGGCTTGTGAGAGTGTGTCCATCCACAGCCGCGGTCGTATCCCTAGTCGTTGCGTCAGCGCATAGCCGTCGAACAAAGTGTTGTGGCACCGCACAGCAGAGTTAGCCCAGTCGTAGTTGGAGTGCATCCACTCAGCGATCTCAGCTTCGTCACCACTGAACCACACGGGCGGCTCCGCATTGCGTGCAACGCAAACGCCGATGAATTCAAAGCGATCGTCCATGATGTACGCATCAGTCTGCATCTTTGACAAACTAAATGCCGCATCGTAGTACGTTTCAATATCTACAGTAAGTATGTCCATTAGGGATTCCATTCGAGCAACGTCGCCGCAACTCTGTTAGTTAGTAAGTCAGTAATTTCTTTGAGGTCGCTTGCAACGTGTTGCCTGTTACCAACTTGAATTATATAGCCGTTCTCAACTTGCTTAACAATGATGTTAAGCATCCTCTCTGATGTCACCTCGTATGGGTAAGAGTTCATGAGCGCGTTACGTTGTTGCACTGCGTTATTCCACGAATTTTGGGCGGCAAGTGAGTTGCTTTGGCTTTGGATTACACCTGTTGCGATGCCACCGCCGTTGTTTGTATTCGAGCCCATGATTGAGTTAGTAAGTGTGCCAAGTATTGACATGATTCGTTTCGCTTTCTTAGTTAGTCGCCACATAGTTAGTCGCCAGTGGGTTGGCATTTTGGTTTCCTCGGGTTAACGATTTTCTCAAGCACACGCTTTAGTATTTGCACGTGCATGATGTTGTCTTTGTTACGAACAATTGCTCGACGCACGATGGCCGCACAACGCTTACGTTCTTCTGCAGTGTCAACGAGGATCATAGGGGCACACTCCCTAGTTGTTTTAACGCGGCTTGCAATCCTGCGAGGCCACCGACGCGTTGGTCATTAAAAAATATCTGTGGCATCTGACGTGCGTCAGGGAACTCTTTGAGTAGGTTGGCCAAGCGGTCACCTACCTCAACGTCAACTTCTGAGTACTTCAAACCAAAGTGCTCTAGCACCATCTTCGCTGTCACGCAGTTAGGGCAGTTAGCCTTGGTGTACATTGTTATGTTGATGTTGTTCATGTCTTCATATTCCTAATTTCTTGAGCGCACATACGCCCAGTCCAAGTTGGGTGTTCATCAATTGCCTTTGCAGCTTCCTCTAATACTTGGTTGCGCTGTGATGGAGAAACATACACAGGATCAAAGTGGTAGGGTTGCCCCTTCATGTTGTTCTCACGTGCAATGCGTTCGAACTCATCGTCTTCATCGGTGTGAATCATTTTTGCTCCTTAGTTTGGTTTCAATGGCTCGGACGAACATTCCCCATGTCTGCTCGTGTGACTTGGCTGTATTGCAAAGCCATGTAACTTCCTCATCCGTCAGCCCTACCCATGTGCGCTGTGGTGGGGTGGTGTAAAGAGGTGTGATGTATTCGCCTTCTACTCTTGCGTGTTCATTAGGGTGTATTGCATCAATGAAATGTCCATTGCCATGCAACATCGCCCAAGCCACAGGCTCATCCTTCGCTTCTAGTGCGGCTTTAATGGCGGTGATGGCTTGCAGTTGCTTTTGCTGTGGATACATACTTGTTTCCAACGCCTCCAATGCAAGGCGTAATGTTTCTGTATGTGTCATAAGTATTGCCCCATCTGATTCAAACTTGTTTTGTAGGCTTTAGCCATGATTGCTGACTTTGCCAACGTGGGCATTACCTTGTTGTTTTCTACATCAGACAAGTAAGATTTTGCACAGCCAATTTTTTTGGCCATTTTTTCTAACGACATATCAGTTTGGCAAAGCCGTAGCCCTCTTAAATATTCACCAAGGGTTACTTTTTCATCCAATGCAAGGCATAATGCTTGGTCTTTAGTCATATCGGTGCGTCCTCTTCATTCTCGATGTTGAATGGCAGTTTGTATAAGGGCTCGTGTTCAGGCGGTTTGTTTGGGAACGGCCACGTTACAGCATTGCGCTTGTTATCGTCAGGTACACAAACGCCCAAAAGGTGGCTAGGCATATTGCTATCCATATGAAAATCTCCTTGTTGCTCATGTTTTACTTTCCACAATAGGTCGCATCTTGCGTTGACGAAACTCTTCCTTCACAAGTTCAACGGCTTTGTCCATGTCCTTGATCGTGATTAAGTCCATCTGTGCATCGTGCAGTTCCATCACCAAGTTAAGCGCGTTCATCTCAGTTGACTTCAAAATAAATCTACCAGACTCCACGCCTCGTTTACCTACATCACGCAACGCATCAAGCCCTTCACGCACAACATCAGCATACTCTTTACCAAACCCAAGTCGGTATAGTGCTTCTACTATGTTGACTGATGCAATGAGCGTATCAATGTCACTACGTGTTGCTTCACCCCTTGTCAGGGTTGTCATTGCCAAGTGGTTCTTGATCTTAAGTTCCACAAGGTACTGCTCATGGTGTGCCACTGGCTTGATACTTTCAAGCACATAGCCCAAGGGGTTAACTAGTAAAGGCTTAGGCCGATACTTACTTCGTTTGCGCATCTTCAAACTCGCGCAACTTGTGAATGTAATGCATGGCCTTGCCTGCGTCGTCGCTACCTTCCTTACGCCCGGCACGCATACTGTACTTGATAACGTTGCCTTTGAGAAACCCACGGAACTCGTCGGGCGTCATCACAGCTTCCATTACAGCCCATGGTTGAATGGGCATATCTTTGTAGTGGGCTCCACCCACTTGCATGTTGTCTGCGCTTTCAGTCATTGCGTTCTTTCTTTACTTGTTTAAGGTTGCGTCCCGTGACGCGGTTAGTCCAACACGAAGCACAAATCCATCGTGAGGGGTTCATCTGTACGCCGCCCTCTGGCAGTCGCAGCTCTTCACATTTGTTGCATAACTTAGCCTTGTGTACTGGTTGTTCACTACCAATTGACAAGTGGTTGTTTACAAAATTACTCTTCATCAAACTCATCCATCCAAAGATCATTCGGCCACACTAACACAGGTGTCTCTGGGCCCAAGTAGCCACCCTCAATGTTGAACTCAATAAACTCGCGGGCTTGCTCAGCGTCCATGCCATGACGCATAAGGATGTCGCGAATCTTTTCTGCGTCGTAAACAAGTACGTGTACTAGTTGGTGATCCCTGTGCATGTACGCGGGGCCAATGATGGCCTCGTCGTACCCGTCGTACTTAATCATATTGTCACCCTTAACTCTCGGATTGCGTTGGCGGCGTAGTGGTAATAATTGTGATTGCCCATCTGCGCTGCATGCAGTCCTAAAACAAGATCAATGCACGCTTCCCGTTCCCCCTCTATAGCGTCTTCGACCATCGCAGTAATATGCTTACTCAATGCGGCGTCAATAAGCGCTACGCAAGCGTCAATCATCTCGTCATACGTTTCAGGATCAGCCTTCTTTATTGCTAGTAAAGTTATTTTGGCGTCCTCAAGCGCATCGTTATCAGCCCAAACGGCTTCGCAAATATCTATGAACTTAGTCATGAGTTGCTTTCGCTTTTGTTTCTTCTAGCGGCTTCCACCCGAAGCGACGCCACACTGATTGCACATCTGCACCGGCAGTCCACACGAAGCGGCTGTCGTCTGCGGGGATACGTGGGTAGCACACCGAGCGAACGGGAATGCCATGGTGAACGATTGGTTCTTGGTTCATGATAGTAAGCCTCACACGATTGGTTTAAAACAGATTGATCCGACAACCTCGCCACGATGGACGACGTCGTAGAACTTGTCGACACTCTTAGCACCTGCCCGTGCCATGTCGCTCAGCACCACAGTCATAGAACGTCCCAGTGTAGAAACGTACACGACAAGGTTCTCTTCGTCGACGGACAACCACTCGCGGTCTTGGTCGATGTTGACGCCCAGCTCCTCAAACCCGCGCACGAGTTTGGTCTCGATGCGGGTCAGCCGGTACATAATATCTTTGGATAAAGGCGCGTTCATATAGTTCTCACAATGCAACAGTAACCCGTGTGCCGAAAGGCTCACTGGGATGGGAATGGCCGATGTCGGCCCAGATCACAGGATAGGCAGGCTCCTCGCACTCGGCCAAGTCACCCTCCATGTCAGTGAAGAAAATCATGCCGCAGTAACGCTCGCCGGTATTCTCGAAGTGCTCGAACACTGGTTGGAAGCGCGTGCCGCCACCGCCCTTGGGACGGAGCTCTAACTTGTCGTCACGCTCGAAACGCTCGACACGTGTCACCGATGAGTCGCAGTACGCAACCTCAACGAACGATGGTTGCAAGTCGTCAACGATCGCCTGAATCTCAGCGGCAATCTGGTTGCATTCCTTGGGGCCCATCGAGCCTGATGTGTCAAAGCCAATGGCCAAGCCACCGAGCGAGTCAGTGCGAAGCGATGGCATGTACAAGCCAGAGCCAATGAAGCGACGTGAGGGACGCAGGTACGTGTAGTCCGCGGCTGATGACTCAGTCATCATGGAACGAGTCACGTCTTGCCAACGCACGTTGGGCTGACCAACATTGTCCAGTATGCGATCGATCATGCTAGAACCTTGACCGCATTCCTTGGCCATCTTAGCGGCGGCAACAATGGTAGCTTCCATGTCGACACGAGTCGCCTCGTCTTGTGCATCCTCAAGGTCACCCTTGCCATCAAAGCCACCGGCATTGGGCGTACCCTCGCCGTCGCCATCACCTGAGCCAGAGCCACTAGATGGAGGGGGAGGATTTTCTTTGAGCTTGGCGTAGACTTCCTCGGAGGACATGTTCTCACGCACCCAACGCAAGTCGACACCGCCCTTGGGTAACTGCCACCCACGGCTACGGATGTACGCATTGATAAGCGCATCGTTGGCATAGTTCCACAGGCTAGGGTCACGACCCTCGCGACGCCACATGTGCATCATCACAACGTGACAAGCCTCATGCAACACAAGGCCGAACAACTCCTCGTCATTCAGTGGATCACAGAACGCAGGGTTGAAGCGAACCCATGTACCATTAGTACCGGCAGTGGATACCTTGTCAGACACCTCACGCTTGACGCGTGTCATGACAGCGGCAATGAAGGACTCGCGAAGACCTAGCTTGCTGTAGGCTACATCGATGCGGTCAGATAAGTTACTCATAATATTCTCCAATCAGTAAACAAGTTAATCCCACGGGATTACTCCGTGCTGTATTCTAATGCAAACAACGACTCAACGTAAACACGTGCAACAGCTAAGTCATCGAAGGACTTCACATCATCGAACGTGTTGCGAGTCACAACCCACCCACGATCTGAGTCGAGTAACCCAGATGTGTTGTATGCAGGGCGAATGTACGCGAACACGTGCTTGACGATCGACTTCTTGTAAGACTTGTAGTCTCTATGTTTTTCTACATAGGCAGTCCAAGCACCGACAGGTGTGTTCTGCCAACGTAACTCTGGTCGTTTGTCCATGCCGATCATTTCATCGCGAATGCGGCTTGGTTAGCGATAGCCCACTGGGTAAACGCTGAGCTCTTGGTGATCGTGCGGTCGCGCTTGTGTGCCAACTTAATGGTGAGTGTCTGCACCTCGCCGGGCATCTTGGACAAGAACTTCCATGCCTTGTCGAAGTTGGTTGCATCGAGACGTGTAGCCAAGCCCATTGCGACGCAATAACGTACGTTTAATTCCTTGGGCACAGGCACGTCCTTACCTTGCAGGATGTCCTCGATACGTGGCATCGACTCCCACACACGCAAGTGTGTCTCGAAGATCATGGCCGCCTCTTCACCGACGTCACCCTTGATAAGCTCGACGCGATCTTGCACAGGCAAGTCAAGCTCCAGTGTGTGCGACACAGCGAACCACGAACGTGGTGAGGGGAAGGGACGAATGTCACCAGTGGGCTCGAACTTGTGCAACAAGTCAGGACGGTCTTGCAACAGAGACAGAATCTCTGGGCGAATGCCACGGGTAATAGCGTGAGCAACGAAGTCGTCGATCGTGGTGTTGACGTCGATGTCACACATGCGGTTCTGCAGTGGTGCGGCAAGGTTAAACGTCACGCCTCGGTCGGTCTTGCGATTACCGGCGGCGATAATCATCCACTCTGGGGGAATGCCGAAGTCCTCGGGTGTAAGGCATAGCTGATATGCCGCGGCCTGCACTGAGGGAGGCGCTGACGTGATCTCGTCAAGGAACAGAATACCTGCACCTGACTCAGGTAGGAAACTAGGGCGTGCCCAGTTAGTGCGACCCTCGACCACATGAGGGATACCACGTAGGTCAGTGGGTTCCATCTGCGCTAAGCGCAGGTCGATGACACCCTGCCAGTTGGCAACGTGCTCTGACAATAGCTTGCTAGTCTGGAAGACAACCTCGGACTTGCCGATACCCGATGGGCCGCGCAAGAAAGTTGTACGTGCTCGTGTCTTGTCGTTGAGGTAACGCTTAACGAGGATGGGGGTAACGTGTGCAATACGCATGATGATTTCCTATAAGTGAACAAGTTGAAAGGTGCCGATGAACCGCATCGGCTACGGGTAATCCCATGGGATTAGTTTAGGGGAGTAACGGGCATGCCGTCAACTTCAGTCGGTGCGGCCTCAGCCTTAGCACGTGCTTCGTTCTCTTGAGCTTGTGCTTGCTGAATGATGTTGTCGATCATGCCACGCATGAGACCATGAGGGCCTGCGTCCAATGTACGAAGCAACACTTGCAATGCGTTAGCGTCGAGGTTCATCTCGAGTTTGATTGAGTAATTCATAAGTTTCCTTGGGTTAATAAGTGCCCGCCGTGAGGCAGGCATCCAGTTTACTCTTAGTTAGAGTTCAGTGCAAGCTCAGCGTACTGAGCTGTTGTAAATTGTCGAATCGACATGTTGTTCACAGTTGACTCACGCTTGACATGCTTATAGCGCTGTGCAGTCCAGTCGTAGGTTACCTCTTCAGCTTGACACAACAGCGGGAATAGTTGCATCGCTACGTCAGTCGGTAACACAAGCCCAGAACCACCAAGCTCAATGATGCAGTATGTGACGGGCTTGGTCATGATTACTCCAGACGCAGGACTTCTAAGCCCTTGCCGTCATTGGTCAACGATGATGTTGTAGCACCAGAACCGAACACCTTGGCACAACGTGACGACACTGATGAACGCAATGACTGCATAGGTAGTCCGTCAGGCAAGGGGATGATCGCTGACTGACCAACACCTAGGGTGTCAATGACTGCTCGGTAGTCGACAACACCGCGCACATCGACCACTGGCTTGGTAGTTTTCTTGGGTGCGACGACAAGCTCGCCATACTCGTAGCCCTCGGGTGAAATGATCTTGAGATCACAGCCTAAGTTAGTGAGTTGATTGGCAAGACGTTCAATGGTTTTTTCTGTGATTGACATGGTTTAGTCCTCTAACATGGAGTTGATGGAAGCAAGTAACGCAGTGGTTTGGATGTTGACTTCCTTGCGTTTAGCAGGGTCGTCGCGCAGTTGTTGTGGATGTGGCGTCGTATCGATGACTGTCTTAGCCAGTGCGATGATGTTGTCGGGGAGAATCTCCGCGAAGTCATGCAACAAGTTAATTTCCTCAGCGATGTTCTCGCACACAGAGTCACGAAAGATTGGTGCACGTACTTCTGTGCGGCCAGTCCTCTTATCGATAGCCACACGTTCAGTGCGTCCAGTCACCTCATGTAAGCGAGACACAACTTCTTTGAGTCGCTCGAGGGGTGCACGCAGAACAGCGTTCATCGATTCCTTGGTCGCCTCTTCCACTTGTTGCCTGAGTGCGGCAAGCTCTTCCTCTTGCATCGCAACGCGGAAGTCCGTCACGTCAGTGATGGGGCGGTAGTTGATCTTGAACCTGAACGCACTACGCAAGTCCGTCAGGTCTGGGTAAGCACTGGGATCGAACAGCCCACCTTGGCTAGCTTGGGCATGCATCATGACGTTGCTCCAGTTGTTGAGGAACGCAGTCACGGCCTGATCGAACTCGAGCTCGTACTTACCAATGCGCTCAGCGAACTGCATGAAGCGAGCGGACGGGAGCATGTTCTCGCCTCTGCCCCATGGGTACGTGGTGCTCTCGATGTAGGCACGGGCTTGTGACTCAATGAGACTGATGGGTTGCACCAGTGACTTGGGATACAAGTCCTTGCGGTACTGGCCTGCACCATGTGCGTTGTTGGCGGACTCTGCATCTGCAGTGGCTTTGCTGTCCTTCTGAGTCATCTGTGGTTTGTTGACTGACAGCGACACGAGTAATGCGTGATCTTTGATTGACATAATTTTCTCCAGTTAAAGGGCTAATCCCATGGGATTAGAGGGCGTCACGAATGACAGTGCGGACAGCTTCCTCGAAGTCACCGCCAGTAAAGTTGGGCTCATAGTCTGTGAGCTTCTGGTCAACAACGTCATCGATCTTGGAGTCGAAGTCGAAGTCGTTCATCGCGTCCTCAACCTTCTGCTCGATCTGGTCGTCGATGTAAACAACCGATGCATTGCACACAGCCTCACGGGTCTGGTCGTCGTCGTTGAGTAACTCAATGAGTGACGAGCGCAGGGTCTCGGGGTCAAGTGCAAGCACTGCCTGAGTCTCAGCTTTCATCTTGCTGATAACTGCGTCTGCAACGTCCGACACAAGTTTGTCGTACACGCCGCCAAGAATAGATAACATTTGTGCTTGATCCATGATGAATCTCCTTCAGTTAGTAAACAAGTTAATCCCACGGGATTAGGAAAGGGCAAGGGGTGTGGGCGATCCCCTAGTCCATAGTCATTATTGTAGCAGGTTGTTGGCCACGTGTCAAGTCAAGGGGACGTGCAGTGGTAGCTCTAACTGTCCGGGATGCAACGACGCGCGTATCTCCCATTCCAGTTCCCTGATGGCCTCGTTGATCGTGGCGATCTTGTCCTCAACCATGTCAGTGTCAAGCGGCAGTGAGCTCTCGTACCCACCTACGTTGTACTGATGTGTGAAGTCAGGCTTGCCGTCGATCACGGGCGTTACCTCAAGATGCACCCAGTGCCAGTCATCGTCGTACCAACCCTTGAGATACTTGTAGTCCTGCTCAACCGCCTTCATGCAATCCTCGGGCGTCTTGTGTCCCCAGTCTTTGCGTGCAACCTCAAGCGTTGCCATGACGTCGTAGTACAGACGATGCACAGTGCGGCCGGTGTTTGTGAACAGTGGTTTGAGCATCCGCAGGCGGGTCTCTTCCTCAAGCTCAGGTTCCTCGTCAAGGATGTGTTGCTCCATCTGGTACTCGCTGAGCGGGTTCCAGTCCATCTCAACCACAATCCCATGGCAGTCTGACCACTCGAGCGGAGAGTCAGCGTCATAGTCCGGTAGCCAACGCACGCGGTACACCTTGCCACTCTTGTGCGTGAATATCTCTTCGTGTGTTATGTCTTCGTGTCTCATGGTTGATCCTCCGCATACAAAGCGATTGGTTTATATGTACTGGGCGGCTTCTTCCACCTAAAGTACTTATGCCCAACAGCGTTCTCACAAAGATAACCAATAGGTTGTGAAGCAGTTATTGAAACCACCCCCAACTGTTTTGGCTCCGGCTGTTCTAACTGTTCGGCATTTGCTTCGTCATACCCATCCCTAAACCCCTGCTTGTAGCCATCCAAAAAGGATTGCTTAAGCGCATCTTCTATAATTTTGTCCAAACGTCCGCTCATAATTGCTCCTTAAACAAAGTTTGATCTGCGGGTTAGCTCAATGTAGTTGTCTACATAAACACCCTCGTTGTTGTATGCATCGGTCTGCGTATCGATGTCGTCGTCTTCCTCACCCAAGCGCAGGAACACAAACGCACCCTCATAGGTTTTACTCACAAGTTGCATGAGCTTGATTTGCAAGTCAACCCAAGGCGTCGACTCGTACCACTTGATGTCGTTGTAATGCACGCGTATCTGGTATGGATACTCATCGCTGTTGTCGATGTGGTAGTCCCAGTCGTTGTTGATAACGTCAAGCCCAGAGTTAATGTCAGCGGCAACGAGCATCGCTTCCAACTTAAAGGCTTGGCGGTTCTCCTCTGTATTAAATAACATGACGTACTTTACGTCTGATCTGTAACCCATAATAGTTCCTTCCTTAATCCCGTGGGATTAGTTACTCATTGCAAAAAACAACGCAACCTTCTGCGTCGTGCCATAGTGGCCGGTGATCTCGTCGAACTCAAACTCCTCACGAGAGTGGTCAATCACAACCATGTGGGAATACACCCACAAGTTGTCGTCGGTATCCCGCCAGTCGTCAGTGCTCGCACTGAACCATTCGTCGATGAGGGTTTGCTCCTCGTCGTCAAGTCCTGACGGGTCGGCATTGATTAGGTACGGCAAGGCGAACTCACCGATCACACATTCAATGGTCTCAAATACAGTAAAAGTCATAGCACATCCTTTTCAATCAGTTCGATGTTGTCAATTTTCACGGGGCCCAGCTCGTCGAAGTCATCGTCGCGCCATGGCCCACCATCTTGCAGTAAGTTATTAGCCGCGGTAATCAGTGCATCCTCTGTGCTGTCTGCAATGACCTTGGTGCGGCAAAATACCTCACGTCTCCAGTAAACAACGTATTCGTTGGCCATCATGGTCTCCAGTAAAACAAGTCAAGCAGGACGACGATGAACCCGAGCAGGAACACAACGCGTTCCAGTTTTTCCCAATTAGTGAGCATGTTTGTCCTTTGTAAGTTTTGTTGATTTCAAAACACCTTTGGCAAACTCAATGTCAAGTGTCAAGTGCTCGATCCATGAACCTTCCTCGATGTAGCGATCAGCGGACTCAATCAAGTTTTTAAGTGCCGCTCTGAGGTGCACGATGCGTTCTAAGTCAGTCATTTGTTCTGTCCTTTCGCAAACTGAATCGCTTGGTACCACACCTCGTGGGCATCTGCAATGGATGTGTAGTACTCGCTCATGGAGTCGTAAAACTCACGGCTACTGCGGTGCTCAGAGTCACAGAGGACAAAGCGCACAACCTCTCCCCGTGGTGCAACTGCAACAGCGTCGCCATACGCCTCGACGAACGCAAGCTCTTCTGGTGTCAATTCGCGGTGTTGTGATAATTCCTTGACGGCAATCACAGTCTGATCCCAGTGCGAGTCTGAACCCTCGTCGCCAAACTCCATGGGGCTGAGTATGTCGTTGGCACACTCGATGGCTTCCTCAATACTGGATGCTTGTACAGTGTGTAGTTTGGTCACAGTTGAATAAACAGTGATCTGGTATTTGTTGAGCTTTTTCTCTTGTGTCATGATGTTTTTCCTAAATGTATAAAGTGCATCGGGTCGCGTCGCGAACCAACGGCTGAGTTGTGGGTTGTCGTCCTGCATGAGCAGGGGCGGAGGCCACCCCGTTTTCATAAAGTCTCCTTAATCCCGTGGGATTAGTTGTTGGTGTGAAGTGCAATGAATCCGGCCACAGTAGAACGCATCTGCTTTACTGGGTAATCAGAGACAACATATATAAAGTCAAGCACGTTGTTGCATGCGTCCAAGAACGCAGGGTTGTCGAAGTGTGACGCCACGGCTGAGTGGGGGTGAATGTCTTGCGACACGTTGCGAATGCAAGTGCGAAGGTGAACCCGTGCATGGTCTAAAAGTGCAAACCTTGTCTCATCACGCAACCGCGGGCGAATCGCGGCCGTCTCTAGGTTTTCCATGGCCTCGTCGTAGTTCTGGCCGTACTGGCACGCCTCTGCACGATGGGGTCTGGTCAGTGATTGCATCTTGAGGTCACCCGCGTTTGCATTCCACTTGCCACGTGTGCGGTATGAAGTCTCGAAGCAACCGGTGCGGTAAACCTTTCTGACTGCTTCATCATAGGAAAAACCCGCATCCTTTTGTTGCTCAATGAAGGCGTTGAAATACAGTGACTTGTGGCGTTTGGTTGTTGGTGAGAATCCATTGACGTGCATCCATAGCTCAACGTTGTCTGTGTGTTGGTTGTGCACTAACTGAGCAACTTCTGTGCTGTATGAATAGCCGATGGCAAGGACATCGAAGTGCCCGAAGGATTCAATGTTGAGGCTGTGGGATTGGTGAATTGTCGGGTTGCGTGCAGACATGTTGGTGCCTATACCCAAACCGCGCATTTCAGTACCGACGAGCTTTTTAGCCGCAGACGCAAAGCGTGCGGCAACTTGTGCATTAGTTGTCATGATGATCTCCAGTGATACGTAAATAAGTGAGGGAGTTGCTAATCCCACGGGATTAGCGCTTTGTTGAGTCGGAGGGTTTGCTAAGACCTTTTCCAACTAAACACCCACATTGTAGCAAGATATGGCATGGTTGTCAAGTCAAGGGGCTGACTAAATATTACGTGGCGGACTTTCTGGCTGGGTGATTACGTGGCGGACTTTCTACGCCTGTGTTTTGTAGTTTGGCGGATTAGTTTGCGGGGCGGGGAAATTAGTTCGGAAATTAGTCAGCTAAAGTGAGCGCAAGTTGTTGTTTTTAAAGACTTTAGTCAATTAGTTGGGTTTTCCGGTTAGAGAGAGAAAAGTATTGGGGGGTTTGGGGGGCTTAACCATCTAAAGGCTACTGGAATTTAACTTTTGCTCTCTAACTAACTAAACTAATAACTAATCAACTAATCTATCTATATCTATATACCCCCCATGCCGATCCATGCCGAAAAAATCCTTTAAAATCAACAACTTAGCTCATCCATACAACATACCCACAATTCATGGTGAAAATAGTTTAGATTTTGTAAGTTTCGTGTAATCTAAAAAAGCGGTCACTTACGTCGCAACCCGCATGAATACTCACTTCTTGCCAATCTAAACGACCATGCTTACGTCATGGTTAATCCCGCGGGATTAGGGGGGTATACAAAACGGGGGTTTTACGTCGCTCGTACGTCATACGTCGGCCATATGTCGCTCATACGTCGTACGTCGTCGCATACTGGGCCGCGCGCATGATAGTAGTTTGACGCAGGGCACGGCATGATAGTAGATGATAGTTTTGGCAAAAAATTTTGACGAAAAAAAAGCCCCCTTGCGGGGGCTTGGCCGGTTTACCGGTTGGTTAAATTGAGGCGGTGCCTTTTACTGTTTTGCCCTTGGCCGCCTTGCTGACGCTAAACCCAAGGGTTATCAGGTGCGCGACAATGCGGGGGTGAAACACCGCATCTTTGAAATAACCCTCAAAATCGTCAAGCCATGCCGAAAATTTATCGGTTTCGGTTTTGACCATATCAGG